AGGCGACTTAACTCTCTGTTAAAGCCAATAAAAAAAGGATCATTAAATAGATCCATAGCGTGTGTTACTACCATGTTATTCCCCTTTCAAGCGAATAAGTTAATTTACCCCCCATTTGGGCAGGTATAAATATTATATCACAGGTTCATCAGAATATGCTAGGCTTAAGGAGTGTCTTGCGCCTAAAGACTCAACACTGTGGAACAGCCCCTTTGGTATAAATATTAAATCCCCTGGGTTTAGTATAATTGCATCAGTTAAATTCTTTAAATCATCAAAAAATTTCCACATGGTTTGTCCTCCACCTTGAACATAAACTCTGTTCTCTTTGTCAAAATGCACTGTAGATTCCCAGGAATCTCCATCTAGTCCATGGTCTCTGATAGTTATATATTCTGGAATTTTTTCAGGATTATTTTTAAAAAACTTATCAGACAAACTTAAAAAATCTGGATCACTTAAAGTATTGTTGTTTCTACTTATAAGATGTACTATGACCATTCCAAAAAGAGGGTATCCTTTATAAACTTCACTAATACTGTCTAATACATGCTTGTAATAACCAAAAATAATTTCTTTTTCTTGTGCCTGAAAGGATGCCCAAGAGATGTATATTACTTTTTTGTCTAAGTCATATATGTCTGATATGTCTGACCAGGAAAGATTCTTTGGCATAAAATTTCTTGATAGATGAATCTTTTTTTCTTGTATTGCTGACATTATGTCATTTTTTGTGATTGTGGTCATACTTAAATTATAGCATATAAAATGAGCAGTTTATAGACGACTGCTCAGGTCTATTAGCCACGAAGATTCGACTTCTGCTAACTCTCCCGTCAAAGGAGCATCCGTTGTAAAACCTTTTAAAGTCTCAAGCGGAATAGTGTCTATTATACTGTACTTTTTAGGTGATATACTTGTAGGTATGATAAATAGAAAATGGTCTACTGGGAAAGAAATAATGGACCCACTTGGCTATGATGAAGAAAAAATATATGAAAAGCACGAAATTGAAGTGGCCAGAGGTATACCTCAAAGACAACTAGAGAATGCAAGAATATTTAATTCAAAACATGAGTACGCAAAAACTTTAAATAAAGGCATAGCATACTTAGAGATAGGGGTTGGTTGGGGATGGTCTGCTGAGACTTTTATAACTGGTACAGATGCTTTAAGTGCAGACCTTGTAGACTTCTACGATAATGCTAATGGGGTTAGACATCCAGGTGGAGAGGCCCCAGAGGATATATCAATTACGCATGAGCAATATATAAAAAATAAATTTTCTTATCGCCCTGACATAAATACCATAAAGGGAGATGCAACAGATATTTTGCCCACTTTAAATAAAAAATATGATCTCATTCTTTTAGATATAGGAAGAGAAAGACTTATGATAAGAAAACTTTTATCAGATTCTTCCAAATTAACTAATATTGGTGGTGTCATAGGTCTAACCTCTTATGTAAACTATGACAGTATTATGTATGAAGGACATGTTGGAGTGTATCAAAGCGTAAATGAGTTTTTATATTTTAATATGAACTGGTCTGTTGATGCTATAGTGCTACATGATCTTGGATTGCATGATATATATATAAAAAGAAATTCATAATAAAGTATAGTGGCATAGAAAAGCAGGCCTATCAAATAATAAGCCTGCCAGTCTATAGCAAATTACTTTACTTGATGAGTCTTTCCGCCACCTGATGACTTCTTTGCAGGAGCCTTCTTAACAGCCTTCTTGACTACTTTAGCAGTCTTAACTGCCTTATCTACCTCTTCTGCAGATGGCAACTTGCCAAATGCTGAATCATTAGGGTTTACTGCTCTAATTGCAACGGGCACGATGGCTCCAAGCAATGAATAAGCAAGTGTCTTTGGATCTGTCACGCCTGAAGCGTAAAGTGCAATCGCAGCACCAAGGACTGATCGTCCATACGATGCAAGCATTGCCTTTAGTTGTGTTGTATTCATAATTTTCCTCCTAGGATATTATTTTTGTTAGTACTGTAAAACCAATCCATAGACCAATAATTCCTGCGACTCCCGCAAAAACTGGTGGTGCTGGTACTGGCAATTTGAATGCAGCAAACACGACGCCACACCCAAAACCTGTTAGTATTGATAAGATGATATCTTTCATTATTCCTTTTCTTTCTTGTAGTTGTATTGTTTGATAAAGTCTAAATTTATTTTAATGTCTTCTGAATTCCAGCAAGATAACATCATTTCTTTAATGCCCTGATCTTCAAGTTTATTTACTAGGTTAGTCATTTCTTCATAGGTATACCTAACATCTTCGTCTATTCCCTTTAAGTCATATCCAGTTAAATTATCTAACTCTTCTCGTGTTTTTCTCATAATAGGGGCCAAATAAATCATAACCTTGCTATGTGTTAAATCATATTTTTCATGTATGTATTTATAATATGGAAGAATTATCTTATCATTATGCTTTGATGCCGCTTCAAAAGTAAAATTATTAGTTACGGATACATAGTAGTCTGGTTTTTCTTCTTGTGGCAGTTGATTCAACAAATTAATGTATTCTATAAGATAATCAGATCTTTCTTTTGTTGTTGATTTGTTAGTGATTGTGCCCAATGTTCTACCCATTTCGTATTCTTCAGAAACGCCAGAGACTAAATTTATCTGTAATCTATTTTCTTTAGATATTTCTTTAAAAGATTTATTTATTCTAACCAAATACTCTGGTGACAAAACGTATGGTCTAATAGCAACCATATATTTAATTTTTTTATGAATATCAATGTCTCTTGCTACCTTTACAAAATAATCAGACTCGTTTGAGTGGTATGTAAGAAGGTTTCCAGTAACACCAGAATCTTCCATTTCTGTAAACAATTCAAAAGATGGATTGATTAAATAAAAGTTCATGATAGGTTTATCACCTAGTCAGGCCTAACGGTGGCCTTTGTATACTAGATCCGTGATACTTAAACCAGTGAGTAGCAGAATACCTTTCTTTTCCAGTATTTTCAAGCACTTCATGCCAATAGTCTGCATTGCTAGGGAATGTAACAAAACTGTTAGACTTTGGCTTAATCTTTAGATTATGATCCATAAAATTGATTTCTCCTCCATCGTAGTCATCATTTATGTAGTATATTGCTGCAAAGTCTCCTGTTGTATCTGCATGCTCGTTCATTTTATAATTTTTTTCAAACTTAACTAAAGGTATTTTTCCATTTTCAAAAGGATAAAGTTTTACATCATAAAGTTCTATACACTTTTTATAAGCAAGCATAAAAACCTTATCTAACATTTTACCAATTTCTTTTGGCATTTCTTGTGGTGGCAGCACTTTTACTCCCCAAGGCTGAACTTTCCAATGATCTATACTTGTGACGTAGTCAAGCAGTTCCTTGTGATCTTCTTTAGATAAAATATTTTCTGTGACTTGTATATTGTTTACAGAATTTCCTAGATTTTTTTGTGTCATTTCTTAATTATACCATTCTGCTTTTTTGTTAAAACTAGAGCCAGTAAACTGAAACCACATGGCAGAACTATATCTGTTGTTGTCAAGAATTTCACGAACCTCATGCAAATAATTTTCATTTCCAGGGAAAATGATTAAACTATTAGGCTTTGGTTTAATTTCTAAATTATGATCTGGGAAATTAATTTCTCCACCAGTATAGTCATCGTTAATATAATATACTGAAGCAATGTGGTTGCCTTCGGATGACATAGTGTCTACATGTGGAACCAAATAAAAACCCTTAACAAACTTAACTAGATGTAGTCCAGACTTGTTAAAAGTATTAATCGATACATCGTAAAGTTCTACAGACTTTTTATAAACAAGTTCAAACACTTTGTTCAGTATATCCATGATTTCTTCAGGTAAATTTCCTGATTTAATAGTTACAGCCCTCCAGGGTTCTTCTTCCCAAGACTCAGCAATCTCTATGTAATCAAGAAGAGCCTTGTGATCTTTTTCAGGCAACACATTCTCTATATACTGAATATTGTCTGTAGAGCCACCTATTTTTGCAACATTTGCCAAATAGATTTCGTCTTTTTCGGAAGGGTTTTCAATCATGTATCTATTTTACCATAGTCGTCTGGAAGCAGTTTCTTTAATTCTTTGTATGCCCCTGAAATTTTCTTCATAGAATGATAGTGTGGATAGGCTGAGCCTGCTACACCATACTCATCAAAGTAGGCTATCTCAGGCTCAATATCAGTAATAAATTTATTTATCCCTTCTTGAGCATCATCTATGTATTGATATGCCCAATCACGAGAATCTGAAACAAATTTTAAAAATGCCTCATCTGCATACTCTTTTTCTGTTTTATTTGTGTTCCTGCTTAATTGTTGTAGCAGCAAAGTTTCTAAGGTCTTAGCAATAAGAGTTTTGTTGGCCCTTTTTTGCAATACATAGAGGGATAAAAAAAGCAATGTCAAAGACGAAAGGATACATATAAAAATTAATTCAATCATAGTTCTTTGCCACCTTCTCTTACTAGAAGAACGATTGCACCATTATCTTCTAATGCTTTTTTAACACGGATCATATACTCTACAGCCTGCTTTTTAAGTTCGACAGTTTCTAAAGACATGAAGTCTTTTTCTTTTGCTTTAACCGTTATAAAGTGATCATTGTCTACTATTTGTAGAGAAAACCCCTTGGGGCACTGCAATGACCTAAAGGCCATTCTCATCTTATCTGTATACATGCTACTCCATCGTTAGGGACTGCCATGTTGTTCCCCAGTCAGTTTTTGTTTTATGGCTAGAGAACTCTTTTGATATTTCTCCATTTTCTAAGAATACACCACCCCAAACACCCCATTCTTTTCCTGAAATTCCAACAGAAAAACATTCTTTTCTTACTGGGCAGGTAAAACATAGTGCATCAATTGCTGGTCTTAGTAGTTCATCATCCTCATACTTATCAAAGAATAAGTTTGTGTCATAGTCTAAGCAGACTGCATCGTCTTTCCATTTAAATTTATTCACTTAGATCACATACTTATCAGGGATTTCCCATCCTTTATTAGAAGGAATAAATTCTTTTTTCATTTGCCATTTATTATTTTTATAAATACCAAACTTTGAGTAGTAGGCTTTCTCTGAGGGAAATGTCTCAACCACTGTCCAACCATCCCATGACAGTTGTCTATTCTTGTTTACTATTGATTCCATAGTGTCTAAAGAATTAACTAATTTCATAATCTTTCCATTCTGTTTGTGTGCCAAAGCACTTTTAAAGCATACTAAATTCTAACACATATGACAATGTTTGTCAACAATTACTAGAAGTTGTATACGTTTGTATTTATATTATTTAGTTTTGACATATGAACTGTTTTTGATACTGGCTCTTTTGGATTAGACAAAAAAGCAAAATGGTCAAGTTCTGATATGTTTTCTTCTAGCCATTGTGGTGTTACCTTGATAAACTTGATAGACTTACCCCTCAACTTCATTCCCTTTTCAGACAGGTTTGAAAATTCCATGGCCATCATGTTAATGTTGTTTGGTCCTGCAGAGTATATGTGAAAGTTCTTGTCTTCTTCTGACAACTCAGAAAGGGCAACGGCCATAGATCTAAGAAAAATCTGGTAGTTATCGAAACTACTAGATCCCTGAACCCCTACTATCATCGCTAATCCCTTCTCGTAATCTGTCCATTATGAACAGCATCTTATCTAATTGTACCTTATCCATATGTATCGTGTCAACTTGCATAGCAGAATCTTTGCTAATTAAATTATTTATCATTGGTGCCGTATAAAAAGCATTATCTTTGATCCAGTATGCAGTATCTTCAACAATAATTACCTTAACATTTTCCTTTTCTTTACGAATCTTTGATTGACTTTTTTTGTTTATCTTTTCAATATATTTTCTTTGCTTAGAGTATTGATTATGAATCATGGACTGAGTCATCATGGGCTCATAAACTTCTTTATTCCTAAAGAAAACTACATATCCTATTATTAACAATAAAGGAACAGTTAGAGCCAACGCTCCATACAGGTTATTCATAAATACCCCCAAGTAACCATTGTATCACTTTTCTCTAGACCCTAAGTCTCCAGTTCATAGATTTAGGACCTTGCTTTATCATTTGGAGCATGTGGTGTTTATACTGCTCTGTTAATTCTGCATAAATTTCTGGATTGACTAATTCAAGTTTGTCTGTTATTGAATAAAGCATTTCGCCTTTTTCATCTATGCCAGCCATTTCTATGGCTCCCTGCATAATTAAATGCTCTACCATTGCCTGACTCTTTATGTTATTAAAGTTCATAGGAGACTTCCTTTTCTTTTATGTTTGTTGCCCAAATAGGCATTGCTATTCTTACTCCAGACAAAACTTCTGTTATTGTGTGCATTTCTCTAGAGTCAAACATCACAAGGCTTAACTTTTTTGGTTTAATTGTGAAGTCTCTATATGGAAAATTTAAATATCCTCCATCAAAATCTTCATTTAAATAAAGAACACCGCTTCTAAACAAATGCTCCGCCCCTTTATGGTTATCTTTGTGCACTGCAAGTTTGCTTGTTGGTCCCAGCATAGTCATCCATTGTGCTGTTAAGTATATTTCTTCGTCATCTTTAAAAAAAAGATTAGTCTCTAGCAAAAACTTATCAGAATATTTTTTTAATAAATGAAAAATTTCTGTATGATCTGAAAAGGCATGACGTTCAGGGATGTGTGACTCATACCTTATTCTATTCTCAATTCTATGCTTCATGGGCGTATAGAATTTTGTTTTGTCTGAACAGTTATTTTTTATATAACTTACAAGTGTCTCAGCATCTTCTAAAGTTATAAAATCTTCTATTACCTTAATTTTAAAATCTACCATTACTTGCCAGACTTTGCTCTAGCCTTCGCAAGTGCTACAAAATCTTTTACCTTGGTTTCTCCCAAGTATCCCCAAGCATGGCCATCGTTAATCATCTTATCGTTAATAGAAACGGTATCTCCATCAAGGTACACCCAGCCTAGAATACGACCATACTTTTCAGATGAGTCCATCTTTTCTGTCTTGATCACAACAGATTTAGCATTGTCAATAGCATGCTTCAAATAAGCCTTTGCTTCCAGCCCTAAAGCCTTTTCAGCCTTGTCTGCAGTACGAGACTCAGGGGTATCAATACCAGCCAGTCTGACTCTTGAACTAAAAGAAATGTCAAACCCTAAATCAATATCGACATCAATGGTGTCTCCATCAACGACCTTTGTTACTTTCTTTACATAGTATTCAAACATTATTTTCTCCTATTCAATATGTTTGTTTGGCATGATATCAAACAATAGATGAATTCTATCTGTTGTACCATTATTTGCTACTCCGTGAGTTTTTGCATTGTTGATTTCCCAACAATCTCCAGCCTTCATATGTTTTTCTTCTGTATCAACTGAAAAAATAGCATCTTCATTTGTTTGAATTGCTATGTGGTGTCTACGAACAAGTCCTAGATAATCACCCTCATCACAATGTGGATAAACAACCTTATTGACAGGCAACCTCAAAAATGCTACTTTGCCTGCTTTGCCATCATGTTGTTTTTCATAATGGCTAACTATTGGCTCTATCATTTTAAAAAGTTCTGGGTCTTTAAGTCTAAAGGTTGGCTGAAAGGGTTGTCCTAATTTCCATCCTACAATTTCCGACACAAAAAGAGTTGTTGTTTCTTTATGAACAAAAGGAAACATTTGTTGGCGTGTTCTATCAAGCCACCATTCTTCTTCTGGATAAGATAAAAGTTTATTTAAAATATCACTTACATCATGATTTCCATAATATAAATATCTCCAGTCTTCTTTTCTTTTTTGCTCAATTATTGATAACATTACTTTCTTCCCCACTGAATATAGTTCCATCCACGCTCATGTGCGTAGTAGATAAATACTTTAACTACCGTTTCCCAAAATGCAATTGTCACAGAGAGAGAAGCGTTTTTTGTAATGACATAGGCAACAGCAACAGAGGAAAGAGTTCCCCATATGCGATAACTTAATGCCTTTGCAAAAGACCTGGCCTTGGTTACTGTCATTCTTTACCCCACCTAACAGCATTCCAAATTCTTTCATGGTAATAGTAAGCCACAAAGTTAACCCCGTTGGTTATTAGTGTAGCAATAGTAGCCAGACTAATATCTTCGCTCAAAGCATAAAGAGTTACAAACCCTGAAACCATTGCGACAACTCTCCATGTTAAAGACTTAACAAGTGATCTACTTTTCTTTACGCTCATCTTTGTCTCCGTACATTGATGCAATAATTCTATCGTCTGCAGCGTTAATTGCTTCCCCAGATTTTTCTATCTGTCTAAAGACCCAACTGCTTACGTTTTTCAGTAGCCGAAATAGCATGAATGTCTGCCCCCAAATCTACTTGTTCAATCTTATATCCTACATCACGACCATAAACAATGTTGGTAATGTTAGGGAGTCTTAGTACTAATGCGCCATCCATAAATTCATCCTTAGCAATATATTCCTTTACCTGATCAAATTTGAGTGGATCCTTTTCGCTTGTATTGTAGGTATTACGGACTCCAAGAAGTACTTGGTCAGTTCTCTTGCCTGCCTCCTTGTAAAGGGCATGGTGGCCCTCGTGCCAAGGCTGGTACCTACCTAGCATAAGTGTTGTAGGTGCGGACCAATCATGCAGTCCAAACTTATTAATAATATGGGATGACTTTGCTTCTGCATCTAGATTGTGACTAATAAACGATACATCTGCATTGTCTGGTCGTTCAAACATCTTGTTTGTGTCTTCAAATCTACCTTCAGCAATTGTATCCATAAATACCAGAACATCTGGTTTACCGAATGCTGCACGAGTCAAATCTGTTGGACATACAAAATCAACAATAACTGGGGCAACGCCTTGCTTTGCAATTAGTCTTGCCATCTCACCCATTCGACGAGCCTGCTCAAGTCTATCTTCAGGTGTAAATCCTAAGTCTGAATTTACTGTGGCACGAACTTCATCTGCATTAAGATGAATAGCATTAATACGTTCTTTTAAGGCTTTTGCTAGTTCAGTTTTCCCTGATCCTGGTAGCCCAATAATCTGAATAATCATTTTTAGTCCTTTAGTCTGTTTATGTCTAACTTGCTGCGTTCATCAATGATACTAATCATAAAAGACATCATGCTGTTATACCCATCTGGAATTGCCATGATCTTATTGTAATGATGACCACAAAATAGTAGATCTCCGCTTATTCCAGTAACTTGAACTAAGGCCTCAGCGTTACATCTATCGCAGCGATCCTTTGGGGATAGTTGCCATTCTTGCTTGACCTCATCTTTTATCATTGTAAACATATTGTACTCCTATTTTGACCGATAGTTGAATAAAACCTTACTACATACTTAATTATACACCAAAGAACAGGCTTTGTCAAAAGACTATATGCATTTTAGGTTCAAAGACTCTTCAATGATTGTCATGGTCATTCTGTATCTTTCATCTAAAATATCATAAAAATCTTCATAGTTTGATCCATTACTAGAATACCTATAATAGATTTTTCTAAAATGAAAATTACAAAAAAACACAGAATTGCCATATTTGTCGGTTGCCATAACAAGTGCTTCTGCCACACAGTCATTTTTTGTACTGGTTGTACGTCCTCTATCGCTTCTTATAGAACAGTATTTCCCTAGTGTCTCTTCTGTTGTTACATTTTTTGCAAAAGTTTTTTTAACATTTTCCCTTTGATCAATAATAAAGATTTCTCGATTATCTATTGATCCGTCTTCATTATAGTCAAGATAGTTTCCATTAAATTTTTCATAATGATAATGATAGTCACACAAAAACTTATTTCCATGTGTACCCTCTATGTACACATAGGCTGGAGCAACACAGGAAGTACTGGGCTTTTTTAAAAATCTTGTAATGTGTGCTGTTTTTTCAGGCATGATCATCATTGGATCAAATGCCTGACATGCTTGGTTTTCTGGTATGCTTGTTATCATTATTTTATTTAAAGGTACGTAAGTCTTTTTGCTTCTTCATCAAGAGTCATTGTCATTCTGTATCTTTCGTCTAATACTTTAAAGTAGTCTTCAAATATAACTCCATTATTGATGTATCTAGCATAAGTTCTTCTGAAATGAAAATTACAATAAAAATGATCTTTTGAAATATCATCTGGATCTAGCATTGTGATAAAATTTACTTTGCCGACAGGAAGTCTCATGACATTAATTTTTACCAAAGCATCGGAGGTGCAGCCAGTACCACCTTTGTTGTAATAATTAGTTAAGCAGCACTTATGACCAAGAGTTTCTGTACTTATTATATTTTTTGCAAATGTTTCTTTTACTTTTTCTGTTTCATTTACTATGTATTGCCCAATTTCCAAAACAGAATGATTAGGGGCTGAATAGGATTGCCCATTCATGTATAGTTCGTAGTAGTAGTGTGTGTCACAAAGAAACTTCTTGCCATGCTTTCCTTCTACATAAACATAGGCTGGTACCAAACAGGATGTGTTGGGTTGCTCCTTGGCTTGATGGTCTCTTAGTACATCTTCAGGCATAATCATTCTTGGATCAAATGCTTGACAAATTTGTCCCTCTGGTATTTTGGTTATCATTTTTTCCTATTATCTGTAGAATAAAATCCACTGCCATTAAAAACTGCACTTACATTAGAGTATACACGAACCAATGAAGAGTTGCAAGTTGAACAACTGTATCCTGGATCCTCGTCTTTTATAGACCTTTCCTTTGTATATCTTTGTGCACAACGCATACAATCATATTCATATATTGCCATTTTTTTACCTATCGTGTAGCCATGTTACTATAACATATTTTGTTCCAGATGTTACTGGGTGAGCAATGTGCCCGTATGCATAGTTTGATGGAAATAGTATTAGGGTTCCTGCTTTTGGTTTAATTTTTAATTTAAAGTTTGGAAACTCAATCTCTCCGCCTTCATAGTCATCGTTTAAATATATCAAAACAGAGATGCTTCTTCTACTTCCTGTTCCACCATCATAATGAAATCCATATTGTTCTCCACCAGAATATCTTAAAACAGCATAAGGTTCAATACTCTTTATTTCTTGTTCTATTTTAAACATTGATTTGTAGTTATGAAGTGCTGAAGAAACTAAGTTATAGCATTTATTGTTAATAAGTTTCATGGCCTTGTTAATATTTGCATTTCTGCTTATTGATAGACCATGACTAGTTCGTATTGACTGTTCGTTGGTATCTACAGGGTCAGCATTTGTTTGTGAAGGAGAAAATTTTATATTTAATGAAACATCTTCTGTCACCTCAAGAATGTCATTAATTGTTTCATTTTCTTTATCCCATGCATTTTCATATACTGCGATTGATCCTCCTACAATATATGTTGGATTTATAGTAGATACCTCTGTTAGCATGATTACTTCTTCTTTTTTGCTTTTACTGTCCACACTGGTGCGTTGAGATTGTCTCCGCCCCACTCATAGCCAAGTAATTTTACCATTGCTCTAATTATTTTAATACGCATTACCTAATCTCCTTTCCAAATTTAGCCCAGACTCTTTCGTGCAAGAAATATCCTACCATTTCACACGCAGTATAAACAATTGCAAATGTTCCAGCGTACTCCCAATGGGCTTCGCCAGTAATGGCCTTTTCAAAAAAATAAACTAGAGTTCCTACAAAGCCAATGTGTACTGCTGGCCATGTAAGTGCTTTATATGTGCTTCTCTTGGTTGATTCCATTAGAGTGCCACCTGAGATCCCTTGCCACCACCAGAAGATTTCTTAACTACTGGCTTTACTGATTTCTTTGCAGTGTCTGCAGTTACATTCTTAGCAGGTGTTGCTGCTAACTTGTTTAATAGTGGAGCATTTTCTTCACCAGTATAAACTGGACGGCCCCACCCCACTACAGCATTGACCAACTTTTTCTTATTGTTCTTAACATATCCACGAGTCTTCTCTACGCACATTCCTCCATTGCGCTGGTCTCCCTTTGCAGTTCCTGAAGTGTTTCCTTCAATAACTTGGATTGTTCCGTCCCCGTTGTTCTTAATGCAAAGACCAACATGTGAAATGCGATTTACACCATCTTCTGGGAAATCAAAATAGATCCAGTCTCCTGCTTGTGGATCATCATTACGAGCATCTGACCAACGCTCTGCCTTCTTAAACCAATCTGATGCTGCTACTGTTGATGCAGACTTAGGAAATGACTTTACCCCCGCAGTAAATGCTGCCCAAGAAACAAAAGACTGACACCACGGCTGAAAGTTAACCTTGATCCATGCGCCGTACTTTGTTTCATTATCTTTTGGGCCTTCAATTGTGCCCACTTCCTTCTTTGCAACCTCTATGATTGCTTCTAGACTGCCCTTTGCTGCCATTTTATTCCTCCTATATGTTTGTAACTACTATATCATTATACACCATCTGTGTCAGTAAGACCCAAAAACCTTTGCGACCAATAGTAGTGAAAAAGATACCCTCTGTGCCCGTCCCTTTTATCTAATAGGTCTTTTTTATTGTACAGTTCCTCATTAAGTAAATCTTTACTTTTTGAAAGAATATAATCAACACCTGGGATTTCAATAAAATTTTTAAAAACATTTAAGGCCTTATAGTTTTTACCGTCAGGGAAACTGTGTGTTGACCATAGTAACTCTATATCATTAGACGCACAGTATTCTTCAAATAGTTTAACTAAATTTATAAATTTAGGGATTAAGTTTCTTTGCTCCTCTAGACTTTGTCTTTCTTTTATTTTCCCGTTTGCTAGTCTTGTATCATTTAAAAAATAATAAGGTGTTTGATTTATATAAAAATATTTTTCTGTTTCATCAATTTGACCCATCCATTTAAAATTTCTTGATAACTCTGGCAGTAGCATGTAAATTTTATTTGGCTTTCCATATTCGTTAATGTATTGAATTATGTTTGAAATAATAACATCATGACCCCACCCACCTTTTGACAAGTTAAAAAATCCAGATACATTTTTTGTCTCAGAAAGTTTTTTATAAGTCATGTATGACCAGCATGATTCTAAAGCACCACCCATACCTTCTGTCTCTGAGCAACCAGCAAATAGTATATGCTCTCCGTCATGAAACTTTGTAAACTCGTCTGACCGATACCCTAAAGAGTTAAAATAGTATCTTATACTGTCGTCTTGATTATAATTTATTTTAGGCACTTCACCCGCAATCAAAAACTCTTCTTCTTTTTCTCTATTTATAGTTTCTATTGTGTTAAAAAAAATAGCGTGGGTGAACAGATCCTTGTAAACACTTTTCATCCTATACTCTTCATTTAGTTTTTCATTTTTCATAAACTTGTTCCAATAATTTTTGTATTATATTCTTTTTCCCATTTAATAATATCTGTTTCATCATTGAGAAGTGGCTGTCCTTTAATATTAAGACTTGTGTTTAATAATACTGGGACTCCAGTTTCAAGATAGAATTTATTTATTGCTCTCCATAGACCACGGTGCTGATCCTTGTTTACAGTCTGAACTCTTGATGTTCCATCTGCATGCACCACAGAAGGTATCTTGTCAGGCTGCAAGCACTTGACTGTATACTGCATGTAAGGGCTTGTAAAGTCCATATCAAACCATTTAGAGGCACACTCTTCCATAACTACTGGAGCAAATGGTCTAAACAATTCTCTTTGTTTAATTCTATTTACTTTATCCTTAATGTTTGGATCTCTTGGATCTGCAAGAATACTTCTATTTCCTAATGCTCTTGGACCGTATTCTGCTCTTCCTGATGCTACTGCTACGATTCCGTCTTTTAATATACCGTCCACAATTTGCTGAACAGGATACTCTCCTCCAAGATCATAACCAAGATAAGGAGTCTTCCAGTCAAGATGCTTCCCGTATAGTGCTGCTGCTGCGCCTAAAGAACTACCAGCATCTCCAGGGTTGGGCATGATCCAAATCATATCAAAAATATTCCAGAGCAGTGTATTTGCTGAAGAGTTAAGAGCACATCCACCCATAAATACTAAATTATTTTTACCAGTTATAGACTTTGCCATACGCATAAATTGATTAAGTCTTTGTTCATATACCATTTGTACTGATGCTGCTATATCAAACTTATCTTCTTCTGAAACCCAGCCCCAGTCAGTGATTCCTTTATGAAAATTATACTTTTGCTCATCGTAATTAGGGAAATACTCATTAACTTTCTTATAATATTTTGTCCAGTCTCCATAAGCAGCCATACCCATCATAATATATTCTTCTTGATTTGGCATAAGACCAATCAACTGAGTAAAGGCTGAATAGAATAATCCAAAACTAACTGGATAGTTTTGCTTATACTTAAGTTTAATCTTGTCGCCCTCACCAACCCAAATTGTTGATGTATTAAACTCACCAATTGCGTCTAGTACTACAATACAGGCATCATTAAATGCGCTAGTATAGTATCCTGCTGCTGCGTGAGAGTAATGATGGCCAAAGTTTTTTCTTGGTAAGTCTCCAAGTTCTGTAGACTCAAACCAAGGCCTGTCACCTCCAAAACCTCCACGAGTTTTTACTCTAAGTTTTTTAAGTAAAGGCTTCTCGTAGTATGCTACTTGGTCTGGATATCCGTACTGTAAAGCATTTTTGATCAGTTCTTTATTTGTAAACCAGTCATTTTTTTGTTTACTATATCTTTCAGCATGCCCAGCAAAAAGTATCTCACCATCTTTTATTAAAGATACCGATGCATCATGGGTAGTCTCATTAATACCTAATATTAACATTGCTCTCCAAATTAATAAATATAGTCATTATCTCTAGGAAGTTTTTTAATTTTTCTTTTGAGAATATAGTACCTTATCATTTTAATTATTTTTTTCATTTTATAGCAATGGAAACCAGTGCTGTTCTGGAATCGTCTTTCCTGCAGCAAGGATTACACTTAAAGGTTGAACATCATAGGCAATAGTAATTCTTGGTCCCGACCAATCCCAATCCCCCATAGCATGTGGATGTCCTACTTCTGAAACAACTAGCCTATTGTTTTTATTTACATTATCAACAATTCGTGAAGGATCATTGAATAGTTTGTAATGAGTTATTGATGGTTCTGCATTTACACAGTAGTAACCATGAAAGTTTGGAGCACCTGGGCTTCCGTGATCGTGGTAGTCTAACTTTCCAACCTCTGCCCTATTGATGTTAAACCAGCCCTGCATATAGTAGTTCTGCTTGTCAAAATCTACCTCATAGTACTCACATGCTTCTTTAACCGTATCGGATATTGCTTTTTGTAGTTTGTATAAAGATGCATGGTAAAACTGAAAGACATTATATTCTTTCCATTTAACTGTTGACAAACTTCCAGACTCTAAGAAAATGCCCTTGTCTTTTTCCATTGAGGTTACGCCAGGTAAAGTTGCATTTTCAATCATTGCATACTTTTTTTCTAAAAACATTGATAATTCTTCTAGATCATTATCTAGATATCTTTCAAAAAACTTGTGTTCTTTATAGGGCCTTGGTGTTGGCATGTTTGAATTTAGCACTGTTTATCTCCTTTGTTGTTTTACTTCGATATAAC